TATGATGTTGTGATCTCCAAGAAACTGCTGTCCAAGTTCACCAATCATAGTTACAACCTTGACTACTACATCGCACTCGAACCCGACTCAACTTACGAAGGTTGACTTATTCACAGTCTCAGTCTTTCATTTTAATGTGAGTGAGTGGTCAGAATCGCGGGATCGTATTTTGAATATGATCCCTGAAACAAACAATGCAGAAAAGCATATCAAGTACACTGACTACTTTGACTTTAAGACACCAGAGTATCAGGATGAGGTTATTAAAGTTGTTGAACCTTATCTGTCAGAATTCCACAAAATTGCTGAATATAAATTCAAAGGAATTGCAAACATGTGGTGTCAGAAGTATAGTGCAAGAGACTACCACACTCCACATGATCATGGATGCATGGGGTATTCGTGTGTTTTGTATGCTAAAATGAATACAGAACATCCAAGCACTCTCTTCTTCTCACCATTCAATGATGAGAACGGAACGCACCAGTGTTCTTCATTTCCATGTAGTGAAGGTGACATGGTAATCTTTCCATCGAATCTAATGCACATGGCTCCACCGCATGACAGCGAAGAGGAGCGTGTAATTATTTCATTCAATTTGATATGAAACTGATTGATAAGAAAGACTCTCGGTATTTTACTGAGACTTCTAAAGATCCATACATCCGTCATCGTTATAAGTTGGTGGATATGCATGGTGACTTTGTAATTTTTGATAACTGGGAAGATACCCAGATGATGTGGTGGAACACACCATCTCAGTTTTTGTCTCACATTGAGGTTCTTGATAATGCGTAGTGATTTTCTCTGGGTCGAAAAGTATCGCCCCAAAACTATCGATGATTGCATCCTCCCTGAAGCAACTAAGAAAACATTCAATGATTTCCTAGCACAGGGAGAGATTCCTAACCTGCTTCTTGCAGGTCCTGCTGGTTGTGGTAAGACTACTATTGCTCGTGCTTTGTGTGAGCAACTCAACTGTGACTACATTATTATCAATGGATCCGATGAAGGGAGATTTCTCGATACTGTACGGAATCAAGCAAAGAACTTTGCTTCGACCGTCTCACTTTCTTCAGATGCACCACACAAGGTCATCATTATCGACGAGGCTGATAACACGACCCACGATGTACAGCTCCTCCTACGGGCTAATATTGAGGCGTTTTATGGCAACTGCAGATTCATCTTCACCTGCAACTACAAAAACAAAATCATTGAACCCCTTCACTCTCGTTGTGCAGTCGTTGAGTTCTCCATCAACGGAACTCAAAAACCTGCAATCGCAGCATCCTTCTTCAAGCGTCTCCAAGAAATCCTGGGTACAGAAGGTGTTGAATATGATAACAAGGTCTTGGTAGAACTTGTCAATAAGCACTTCCCTGATTGGCGTCGTGTGCTCAATGAGTGCCAGCGTTACTCGGTCGGGGGTAAGATTGACTCTGCTATTCTCGCTTCCTTTGGAGATGTAAAAGTAAATGATCTCATTCAAAAACTTAAGCAAAAGGACTTTCAGGCTGTCCGTAAGTGGGTCGTTTCTAACCTGGATAATGATCCTGGTGTACTTCTGCGGCGTGTTTACGATGCTCTTTACAGCACCCTTGAAGGCCCTTCTATTGCTGCTGCCGTGCTCATTATTGCTAAGTATCAGTATCAGATCGCATTTGTTGCCGACCAGGAGATCAACCTCCTCGCGGCGTTGACTGAAATCATGGTGGAGTGTAACTTCAAATGAAAAAAACTAAGTACATCTACAAACACGCCGTTTATGGTGGTGGTCCTAATGGATTCAATGATGGAGAAGTTGGAGCGTTCTTTGCCGAGAGTGGTGTGAAACTCCATGCATCTAAGAAAGATGATTGCTTCTACTCTTGGGAATTTGCTGGTGATCAATGTTCGTGGTTTATCTTCTCACATTCAGAGGAAGTTGAGATTGAGGAAAAGGTAACTAAACTTCCTACCGAGAACAAGTATGAGAATGGTTACAACTGGAAAGCAAAGGGTCCAAATGCTAGGTTGAGGAAAGCAAATCCAAAGGCAGATCCTTACTGGAGCATCAACAAAGGAAAATCCCCAATCAATCCAAAAACAGGTCGTCGTGACGGTGGAGTGTAACTTCAAATGATCAATTTACTTGGTAATGAGGAATTCAAACCACTGGTTAAAAATGGCACGGTCATTCCAAATTACTATATTTCTGAGGACGGCAGAATTGCTAACCTTAAAACAGGTAAACTGATGAAGGTAAGAAATATTTACTCTAAAAGAAGTTCAAGATTAGAGGCTCAATTTCTTACTCTCACTGTTCCAAATACTTTATTTGACGATTATCAATATCATCAAAAAAATAAAAACACAGTTGCCTTTTCAGTTAGTATTCATAGAGCTGTAATGGAAACTTGGAGACCCATTGACAAATACCCGCCTGTAGCATTGAAAGATGGTTGGAACGATGTTCCCGAAGAATGGCGTCAATGGGTGAGAGATACTGCTCTTGTCGATCACATTGATGATGACCCCACAAATAACCATGTAAACAATTTGAGGTGGGTAACACCAAGAGAAAATTCTCATTATATAAAAAAGCAAAAGGGTGTATAAATAACCACGAGTTCACATACAGTGGACCAACAGACACACACAGAATAGGAGAGTGTTATGGCTAACCCATATGAATTGCGCTGGGATCTTTTCCAGAATGCAGAGAATCGTTTAGTAAATAGATATCACGCGGCAGAAAGTCGTTGGGATAGGTTAACAGAACAAGGAGCGGATGCTGGAGAGTATCCAACCTACCCAACAGAAGAAGAAATTTTTGAACTTGCTAATGCAATGAAGCGGTTCATTGAGGGCAACTAATCATGTCGCATACAATCCCTCAATTGATGCCTCCTTTTTTGGATGAAGAACTTGTCACAGGAATAGACAGGAAAAACTCTGACACCATTTTTTCTGGCAAGAGTGCAGAAAGTATTATTGCTGGTTATCTTCTTAGAAACAAAATTAATTATGCAGAACCTGCGATTGATCAGGGAAATGATTTCTGGGTAGAAGAAAATGGAGTTATTAAAAGAGCACAAGTCAAGAAAGTAGTCTTCAAGATGAAACTTGATGTCAATGTAAGTAAGAGACGGGGATTCGAAGTTCGCCGCCCTACATTTGATTTCAGATTTCAATCTGCAGGAGCATCAAATAGTGGGAGAAAGTTTTACGGACCTTCTGATATTGATGTCTTCTACCATGTTCTTTATACTCCGTTTAGAGAATTAATTTTCAAGATTAATTCTAATGAAGTTCCATTAGATAAAAACGGACACTTCTTACAGGCTAAGAGTGCTGCATTTGATAGGTCTTTCACTCAAAGGAAGATTGCCGAGATTGATTATGCAAAGGCATTGATTTCTTCCAAGTATGATGTTAGACTGATACAAGAAAATCCCGACTTCTTTTTCCCACAGAGTCAGCAAACTGTAATGGACTTCTTTGAATGAAATCTTTGAAAACTCCTCTTCGTTATCCTGGTGGCAAGTCTCGCGCTGTCCAAAAACTATTCTCATATATCCCCGATAAGGAGTATGATGAACTGCGGGAACCGTTCCTTGGCGGCGGTTCCTTCGCTATTGAATGGACTAAACGGTATCCAGACAGCAGAGTCTGGGTTAACGATCTTTACGAACCTCTGGTGAACTTCTGGCAGCAGTTGCAGATGTTTGGTAGAGAAATGCGGGATGAATTAAATCAACTCAAACACCGTCACATTGATCACGCCAGTGCAAAATCATTATTCCTTGACGCCAAAGAATATCTTGCTAGACCTGTGGAAGACACTGAAAGTTTCCACCGTGCTATTTCCTTCTATGTGGTTAATAAGTGTTCTTTCTCAGGGCTCACCGAATCTAGTTCATTCTCAAAGCAAGCAAGTGACTCAAATTTCTCCTTCAGAGGAATTGACAAACTGCCCTTCTACTCAGAATTAATCAAGAACTGGAACATCACAAACTATTCTTACGATTATCTGTTGGATGAATCCCCAGAGAAATGCTTTGGTTTAGTGGATCAAAACATCTTTGTTTATCTTGATCCTCCTTATGACATCAAAGACAATCTTTATGGTCGTAAGGGATCAATGCATAAAGGGTTTGATCATGACCAGTTTGCAAAAGACTGCGATGCTTGTAAGATAGATAGTCTTGTAAGTTACAACTCAAGTCAACTCGTTAAAGATCGGTTCACTAACTGGAAAGCATCTGAGTTTGATCTCACCTACACGATGCGTTCGGTTGGACAGTACATGCGGGAACAACAAGAGCGTAAAGAATTAGTTTTGGTAAATTATTGACATGAAAGTAATTGGTGTAAATGGTGCCCTAGATTGGGATGCGAATGAATTTGGTAAACCCAACACATACATTCATGATGCAGGAGCAACTCTCTTTGTTAATGGCAAGCATGTAAGATCTATCAACGAAGAGAGACTGACTCGTATTAAGGATGAGGGTAATTATCCACACAAATCTATTGAGTATGTGTTGGGTGAATACGCACCAGAGGATATTGATATTGTTTGCTATGTTCCATCCTACTCCGAAATTGGTCAAGAACAACTAGTCGATCACACTGCCAAGAGAATGCTCAGGGAATCTTTTCCCAATGCTGAGGTGTGGATGCTTTCCCATCATCTCTGCCATGCAGCATCTTCAGTCTTTACTGCTCCATTTGATAGGGGTAGTTTTTTGACTCTTGATGGTCTTGGTAGTGGTGTTTGGGATTTTGCTAGCGGTTGTGTTCGTTTTGGTGAGAATAATAGTATTGGATACTTTGATAAGAAGAAGAAAATTTTTAGAACATTCAGGGGATCTAGTGAACTTGGATTGAATAGTTTTGGTGAATATTATTGTAATATGTCTCAGTTCATCTATGATCAAAAACATAGAGAATTGATGCGTCAGCAATCTGATCTTCCTGAAGATGTATTTAAAAATATTCAGTTTGCCCAGAACTTTGATGTTACTCCTAAAGAGGGTAAGATCATGGGACTCTCTGCTTATGGAAAAAATTTAGGTGAGGAACCTCCCGTCTGTTTTTCTACAGAGTTTCCCAAAAAAATGTTTGACATTGATCGTTGGGAAATGGGACTTCCTGAAGTTCATTTTTATGACTATGGAATAATTTGTAACTATCTTAAGGGCACACCAGAGGATAAGGCATACTACACTCAGTATTGGTTTGAGAAGGCAATATATTATTATGTCTCAGAATTGAGAAAAGATTATCTTGAAGAGGATCACTGCTTTGCTGGTGGATGTTTCTTGAATATCACTGCAAATACTTTACTTAAACCTCTGTTCAAGAATATACATATTCCCCCATACACTAATGACTCTGGAATTCATTTTGGAGCTGCTGCATGGGGTTCATATAAGATGAACCAGACTATCGAGATGCCAACAAACATTGCTCTGCTTGGTAAGTCTTATGCTGATTTTGTTCCCGAAGAAACCAATTGTGAGTACTACGAAGATTTTGGTGAGCTATGTGAGGTTGTTGCTCATGAGTTAGATCAAGATAAGATCGTTGGATGGTTCCAAGGTCGCTCTGAGCATGGTCCTAGAGCATTAGGATCCAGATCTCTGCTGATGAGTCCTAAAAAAGCAGAGAACAAAGATATTATGAATGCTAGAGTTAAGAAGAGGGAGTATTGGCGTCCGTTTGCTGGTATAATGTTGGAGGAGTATATTGATGAATATTTCGACGAGGGTATGATTACTCCGTATATGTTGTACTCTCAGACATCTATCACCAAGAAACTCCCCGCTATTGACCATAGGGATCGCACATGTAGGATTCAAACAGTAAACGATGAGTTGAATCCTAGAATGTGTCAGTTGCTTCGGAAACTAGAGGTTCCTGTTCTAATGAACACCTCATTTAATATCAGCGGTGAACCAATCGTTGAAACTCCAGAGGACGCCATTGCCTCATTCAAGAAAATGGACATTGATTATCTTGTCATTGGTAACTACTTACTATGGAACTGAAGGATTGGTTGAACTCTATTAACATGAACAAACAGGATCTTAGTGAGGATCCTGAGGCATGCAAAAAGTATCCTGCTTACATCGTGAATCGTTGTATGTCTGGGCACATCGATGCTATCTTGTTTGCCAATGAGATGAACAAGAATACTCATCTTAACAAAGACATGCAGTACCATTTCATGCTACATAGCCTCAGGAAAAGGAAACGGTTTTCTCCCTGGTTGAAGCAAGAAAAGATTGCTGATTTGGAAGTAGTAAAAAAATACTACGGATATAGTAATGAAAAGGCACAGCAAGCACTTAAGATTCTTTCTCCAGAGCAAATCAAATTCATCCATAATAAAATGGACACGGGTGGAATTAAAAAATGAAAGTCTTAAGCATTGATATAGATTATACTTTTCCTACAGTAGATGAATGGCCAAATGAAGATAACGAGATGTTCTCTGAGTGGCATCCATACACAAAATGGTACTATTATTTTCTAAGGTATCCTTTTTTAAATACAAGGGAAAAGATAATTGATGAGCAATGCTTAGACTATCTTATTGAAACATTTACAAGGGCGCTTTCTGCTAGTCCAAACGCCCATGTTTGGTTTGGGATGGATCATGATTATATTCTCAAATATCTTCATGATAAGAATGATATTGAAATCGTTAATATTGATCACCATGACGATTTTCTTGCTGGATGTTATGTAAGTCCAGAAGATGCTGACAATGAACAGCTTCATATGGCAGGATATCTAACTGAATATGCAATGGCAAAAGCATATGGAAAGGTAGATGAGGGTAGTTGGGGATCATATCTTCATTCTCAAGGTAGATTGAAGAACATGGTTTGGATTAGAAACGATGATGGCAAGGCAGTAGAGGATACTCGTACACCGTATAATCAGTTCATCTGCGAAAACATTGGTACACCTTGCAAGTGGGAGACAATGTTTGCTGAAGAATATGATCATGGAAATTATCAGTACGATGCAATTTTTGTTTGCCTCTCTCCAGCATATTTTCCACCAAGTCAGTGGGGATTGTTTAGTATTTTCCTAGGAATCTACGAAGATTTCACTGGAAAGAGTTGTAAACTTGAAGAATTCTGGGACAAGAAGTGGATGAATAAAATGGGATATGGTAGAGCAAAGGAGATACTCCAAGAATCTCTGGAAGAAGTCAAGAAAAGTTTTGCTAAATAATAAAAACATTTTTGATTTATTGAGATGAGTGTCGTTGTTGAACCGACCGTTGACTGGTCGCCCGAGAAGATGATTGAAGTTTCTCTGAGTGAACCTGACGATTTCCTGAAGGTGCGAGAGACCCTAACCAGAATCGGTGTAGCATCCAGAAAGGAAAAGAAACTGTATCAATCCTGCCACATTCTTCACAAGCAGGGTAGATATTACATCGTTCACTTCAAAGAGTTGTTTGCTCTTGACGGTAAGAAGGCAAATCTTACCGTCAACGATGTCCAGCGTCGTAATAGAATCTCCCAACTGCTTGCTGATTGGGGACTGATCACTGTTGTTGATGCAGAAAAGATTCAGGACATTGCTCCTCTTAATCAAATCAAAGTTCTTTCCTACAAAGATAAGAACAACTGGGTTCTTGAAACAAAATATAACATCGGTCGCAAGACTAAGGTAGAAGGAGAAGAAACCGTATAAATAATTCGTCGCTCTTTCGTGCGCGACTCTATACATACGGAATATACGCTACTTTATGGGGGCTTGACGCCCCCTTTTTTATTTGCTATAATACTCGCATAAACAAAATTCGTTATGGCTTCCACAAAAGCACAAAAAGTGACTGTCACTGCATCTCGTCTCAATCAGTTGATCAAAGCAGTTGACACCCTAGACTGCCTTTATCAGAAAGGTATGGTTGAAATGAAACCAGGAACTTATCAGAACATGATCAGTGCTGCATCTTATGCCAGCGCAGAAGTTGCCAGACAAACCAAGCGTCGGGGAGCTCACTGTCACATTGTTGCTGATCAGGAGCGTCAACATCTCCTCTCAGTAGAGAGGGCAAAAACCGAATAAAAAGATACGGGGGTCCACACCCCCTTTTTAATGCAAACTATTATAATTAGTATTGGATGCCGAAAGGGTCCACACAACACAAACTCGCTTTTAAAGGAGCTACCATAATGGCAAACCTTGCACGGTATAATGCGTCGGATCTTTCTGCTTTGATGGATAAGATCACACGCAATAGCATTGGCATGGATGATTATTTCGATCGTATCTTCAAACTACACGAAACTACTTCCAATTATCCCCCATATAACCTCTACAACATCAGCAATACTGAATGTAAGCTGGAAGTCGCCTTAGCAGGATTTAAGAAGGCGGAGGTGTCTGTCTATACGGAGGCTGGTAAACTCTTCGTAGAGGGGCAGAAGGAGGACAAAGAGACCGATACCATCTTCTCCCACAAAGGATTGGCGCAGAGGTCCTTTACGAGGGTCTGGACGCTCTCTGATGAGACGGAAGTTAGGGATGTGATCTTTGAGGACGGCCTCTTGACAGTGACTCTTGGGAAGATTATCCCAGAGGCGCATAAGCGTAAGGACTGGTTCTAAATATCGGGGGGGTTGATCACCCCCCTTTTTCATGCTATACTACTAAGAGGTAAAAAGTGTACTATGTCGGTTAGAGTTGCTGTGATTGGCGATGATCAAATTATCGCTGATATCAAAGAAATGATTGATCCCGAGGATAAAACCCGTCAATATATTTTCAATAATCCATATCGTGTCATTTTGCAACCAACGATGACTCTTATGGAAGATGCAAGTGGAGAACCTCCCAACACATCCCAAGTTTCTCTTGCTACTTGGCAACCGCTTACATCTGATACAATGTTTATTGTAAATCCAAGCACTGTTCAGACCGTATTCGAACCAGTTGTGGATCTTAAAAACATGTACAAGGAGTTGATTGATGCCCTCAACTAAAATTATTGTCCTTAAAGAAGACTATAAATGTCTCATTGCTGGAGTTGAAGAAGTCTACGGTGCAGACATTGGCGAACCAGACTGCGAACTTACCAACCCTTATGAGTTCATTCCTCAAGATGAGGATTATGATGGTCCATATAAAGATCGTTTAAAACCCTGGACCGTTCTGAAAGTTAGTTCTCAGAAAAAGTGTAGAATCCAAAGTGATACGATTCTAACTCTGGTTGATCCCGAATCCTTTATCCTGCAAGCATACAACGAACTGCTATCTGAATGAAATTCTATACTAATGTACAAATGATTGGGGACCAGTTCCTCGTCCGTGGTTATGATAATGGTGAGTACATTCAGTTTCGTGAGAAATATCAACCAACTCTCTTTGTTCCTTCAAAGAAAAAGTCCTTCTACAAAACTCTCGATGGTGATTATGTCGAACCCATTAAACCTGGATTCGTCTCAGACTGTCGGGAGTTTATTAAGAAGTATTCCCAAGTAGATAACTTTAAAATCTACGGTAACGAAAGGTTTATCTACCAATATATTTCTGATAAGTACCCTCAAGATCAGATTGACTTTGATATCAGTAAGATTCGTCTCGTAACGGTCGATATTGAGACTCGTTCCGAGAACGGGTTTCCTGATGTTGAGTCTGCTGATCAGGAAATTCTTCTTATTACTATCCAAGATTACAATACAAAGGAGATTACTACCTGGGGTCAAGGTCCATTCAAGATCAAACAGGATAATGTCCGCTACATTCAATTCAACAATGAGCGTGATCTTCTGAATGACTTCATCAACTGGTGGATGGCAAACACTCCTGATGTTGTGACTGGTTGGAATATCCAACTGTTCGATATCCCGTTCATTACTAAGCGTATTGACCGTGTTCTGGGTGAGAAACTTGCTAAGAGACTGTCTCCATGGGGTCTAGTATCTCAGAAAGAGGTATTCATCAAAGGTCGTAAGCAAATTTTCTACGATATTGGTGGCATTACCCAACTAGACTATCTTGATTTGTATAAGAAATTTACTTATACGAACCAGGAATCATATCGTCTTGACCACATCGCCAATGTAGAACTTGGTCAGAAGAAACTCGATCACTCTGAGTTTGATACCTTCCAAGAGTTCTATACTAACGGTTGGCAGAAGTTTGTAGAGTACAACATCATCGATGTGGAGCTCGTAGACCGTCTTGAGGATAAGATGAAGTTGATCGAGCTCGCCTTGACTATGGCATATGATGCCAAAGTGAACTATAATGATGTCTTCTATCAGGTGCGGATGTGGGATACCATCATCTACAACTACTTGAAGAAGAAAAACATTGTTATTCCTCCTAAGGAGCAGACGGATAAGGATGAAAAATATGCAGGGGCGTATGTTAAGGAACCGAATCCTGGGGTATATGATTGGGTGGTCAGCTTTGATCTTAATTCCCTGTATCCTCATCTTATTATGCAGTACAACATCTCCCCTGAAACCCTCATCGACGAACGGCATCCCACTGCATCTGTTGAAAGGATCCTAAAGGAAGAGATTAACTTTGAGATGTATAAAGACTACGCTGTCTGCGCTAACGGTGCCATGTACCGTAAGAATAAGAAGGGATTTCTCCCCGAACTGATGGAGAAAATGTATGGCGAGCGTGTCATTTTCAAGAAGAGGATGCTCAAAGCCAAACAGGAGTATGAGAAGACACCTACTGATGCACTTAAAAAAGAGATCGCCAGATGTAACAACATTCAAATGGCGAAAAAGATTTCTCTTAACTCTGCTTATGGTGCTATTGGTAATCAATACTTCAGGTATTTCAAACTAGCAAACGCAGAAGCAATCACTCTGTCTGGTCAGGTCTCGATTCGTTGGATCGAGGACAAAATGAACGAATATCTAAATAAACTTTTGCAAACCGAGGGCAATGATTATGTCATCGCTAGCGATACCGACTCAATCTATCTTAATCTCGGACCTCTTGTTACTAAATTTTTTGGTAATAAGTCTGGTGATAAAGCAGCAGTTGTGGGGATACTTGACAAGATCTGCCAAGAAAAGTTGGAACCATTCATCGAATCCAGTTATCAGGAACTTGCGGATTATGTTTCGGCATATGAACAGAAAATGAGCATGAAGCGGGAGAATATTGCTGACCGTGGTATTTGGACCGCTAAGAAGCGTTACATTCTCAATGTATGGAATAGTGAGGGCGTTGCATATACTGAACCTAAACTCAAAGTCATGGGCATTGAGGCAGTCAAATCCTCTACTCCTGCACCCTGTCGTCAAATGCTTAAGGAATCCTTTAAAATCATGATGTCGGGGTCAGAAGATGCTATGATTGACTACATAGATCAATGCCGTAGCAAGTTTAAGAAACTTGCTCCTGAGGAAATTTCTTTTCCAAGATCTGTTAGTGAAGTAACAAAGTACAAGTCGTCCTCTGATATCTATATCAAGGGTACTCCTATACATGTTCGGGGCGCATTGCTGTTCAATCACTACATCAAGAAAGAGAATCTTACCAACAAGTATTCATTGATCCAAAATGGGGAGAAAATTAAGTTCTGCTATCTGAAGAAACCAAATATCATTCATGAGAATGTTATTTCTTTCATCCAAGATTTTCCAAGAGAACTTAATATCTCCAAATATGTTGACTATGACTTGCAATTTGACAAGGCATTCTTAGAACCTCTAAGGATCATCCTAGATGCTATTGGTTGGTCCGTAGAAAAAACAGCAACCCTAGAAATGTTTTTCTCATGAACGAATATGTATACTCCGATGGAGAATCCAAACAGGACAAATGGAATAGGGGTCTAGATCTTTTTATTGAATCTGTTCTTAAACCTGATAGCAAATTGCGTCAGTGTGCCCACAATCAAAAGTGCTACCACGAACTAATGGATGTTCGTGAGAATGTGCTAGAATACCTGAAGACACTGCGTTGGAATTAAATGGACTTTTTGAAAGAGATCGTGAAGGAGGTTGGTGGTGAGTACACCCAACTTGCAGCAGACATCGATGACTCCGAAACTTATGTTGACACGGGTTCGTACATTTTTAACGGACTCGTTTCAGGTAGTGTATTTGGTGGTGTATCTGGCAATAAGATTACTGCTATTGCTGGAGAGTCTAGCACTGGAAAGACTTTCTTCAGTCTCGCCGTTGTTAAGAATTTTCTTGATTCCAATCCCGATGGTTATTGTCTCTATTTTGATACTGAGGCAGCTATTAATAAGTCCTTACTTGAATCTAGGGGTATTGATCTCGCCCGTCTAGTGGTTGTTAATGTAGTTACCATTGAAGACTTCCGTAGCAAAGCACTGAAGGCAGTTGATATCTATCTGAAGAAACCCGTTGACGAGCGTAAACCCTGTATGTTCGTTCTGGATTCTCTTGGTATGTTGTCTACTGAGAAGGAGATTACTGATGCTCTGAATGACAAGCAGGTTCGTGATATGACAAAATCACAACTGGTTAAAGGTGCCTTCCGTATGTTGACATTGAAACTCGGACAGGCTAATATACCCATGATCGTTACTAATCACACCTACGATGTCATTGGTTCTTATGTCCCTACAAAGGAAATGGGGGGAGGCAGCGGACTCAAGTATGCTGCGTCTACAAT